GTTCGCGTTGTTGTTCGACCGAAAGACCACACGAGAGGCTGCCGACGACGGGGTAAACTCGTCACAATAATAAGTCGTACTACTGCCAGCTTGTGAGAAAGCACCAATTATATCACAGTATTTTTGATGAACCATACCGGTTGCAAAACCACCCGTTACACCGGAACGGACTTTACGTACCGTACCATCAGGCATCTCAATATTTAACTTATACTGCTCTTGTGCATTAGTGTTCGGCAAAGTAACTTTATCAAGCCATTCATATTTATTACCCCACCAATTCTCATAACCCAAACAGTTACTAGAGGGAGTACGGGTATAGACAATTCTGCCATCGGCATCCTTTGAGATATACCAGGAATATTCAGTCTTATGTACACCGTCAGAATCATAACTCACTGTATCCTGCATACCGATAACAGCCGTATTTCCGATAACACGGGAAATTGTACTCTGACCATAGCCACACTGATCCTGTGCATCACGACGGCCATACGCAGCATAGAATAGGTTAGCTACGTCTTTGTGCATCTCCCAATCTACGAGCTGCAAACCACGTTGTTCGGCATAGTAATGAAAATCGGATTGTGACATACTACCAACACTTATGGAAGTATTGAAAGCTGAATAAAGGGAATTACCGATAGAGATTGCTTCACCGACACCTGTCAAACAGGGCACATGTTCCACCCAATCAGGTTCCATGTCCTCAACCTTATCACTGTTAAACCAGGTCAAACTCCGCATTGTTGAAGATCGTGAAATAAAGGAAAGCAGCTCCTTCCGGAACATCAGCGATAAGATACATGCCTTCAGCAAACTTATTGTTGAGACTCGGAACGGTCAAATCCTTCAGCACATTACCGGAAGCGTCAACAAAGATACTACCAATAAGGCCGGTTCCTAACGTGGTCGGGAAACGGACACGTTTGTGTTTAGAAACGTCCACACCGCAAACGCTATAATTCGTATCCGAAGAATAGCTGTCCGTCAAGGTAGCACGACCGATCAGAATCTTAGATTTCTCTTTATAAAGACCGGATTCCCGGATATTGGAAAGATAGACTTTATCACATACAGGTACATCCGGCATTTCGGCATTGGAACTGAAACAAGTGTACTTCTTGTTGTTAAGGTAGTCATTGATACCCTTATACCAATAATGCGGCTCATACACCCAAATATCACCCTCTGTACTATCCAATTTGGCAGGGGTAGCACCGGATATCTTCTCTGAATCGGCATAATAATTGGAGTTCTCATCGTGTAGATTACAGATCACCATTTTACCTTTCTTGGTCTGCTTGCCTAAAACACGATGACGTTTAGCCAGGATCTTAGTAATATGTCCGTTGGCTACATAGCTGTTACCGTATTTATAGCCGGTCAGATTGTCGAGGTTGCTGATATTAGCATCATCGGCAACAGTGTCATCAAACTCAATCATCGTATATTTAGGCTGAATGATGGTCAGCTCCGGGAAATGAGCAACGGCAGCCGAATATTCATCGTCAGTCATGGAACGAGTTAAACGGTAAGTACCCACCAGACGACAAGAAGAAACGTTACCGCCATTTTCATCAACACCGCCCATTTCCATTAGGTTACGAAGTAGCGTTCCGTCTCCTTCCATGTCAATGCCGGTTATACGAAGGTATCTGACAGATGCACACGCTGCGAGTAATCTTTGCCAATCAATCAATGTACAACTATCTACAACCAAACGGTTTATGTTGGAAGTTCCTTCTAAGGTCAGATTATCGTTAGACAGCTTATTCAGATACCGCAATTCAAGCGTCTGAAGGGTAGCAGGAAGGACAGCAACAGACAAGGGAGAACCAGGCGCAAAAGATACTCCGGTCAATGCAGACTTACCGGCACGGAAAGATTCAAGCTTAGAGTTAGAGGACAAATCCATTGAGGTGAAATTTTCACTCTGTAAGCCCGTTAGATTCAGATCACGAAGATTTCTGCATTTGTCAACCAACAATGCGTTCATCGTTTTCTGTGTAGCGGCACAACTAATATTAAGTGCTCGTAATGCAGCACAGTTGCTTAGATTCAGAGTGCCGACAATCGCATGACTGACATTAGTCAGATCAAGACCAAGCATACGTGATGCACCGTAGAAGTATTGCGGGTCATTGACGATTAAATCAGTGTCAAGTGTTAACTCAACAACACTGCCGGCATCTTCAGCCAAAACGCCCGACTGCTTCGGATCACCGCTAGTATAACCATAACCAAAGTAATATCTTTCGCTGGAAGTGATCTTAACCTTACGTTTATCGGTAGAGAACTTGTAACCGAAATATACCGGGAACGAATCCTGTCGGTATGTACCGGCAAGGTATTGGGAGTCTAGCAAAGCAAAACGGTTTTGGATGGTGAAAGTACGGTGAGCATAACGGCTACCTTGCAGGGCATACAGATAGTCATAGTATTTTGTACCCTCCGAAGTGGTCACACCCTCTGTCAAAGGTTTGATGTATTTATATTCACCATCCTTGTTATAGATGCGTTCACACCAGTTACCCATCATTTGAACATTGAACATATCCAGGACATCTTCCGTGCTCATATTGCTACGAAGCGTTCCGGCAACCTCACGAAGCTTCTCCGGGCAACCGCGAACTAAGTCCCACAAAACACTGTCGTGACCGGCAAAAGCATAACTACCGATACTATCGTCAAAAGATTCGTGTGTGATGGTGTAATCGTACTTCAAAACTGAATCGTTACGGCCGCCCAATATGGTATCAAGGTCATAAGGAAGAAAATACCAATGAATACCGTCCCAGGTACAAAGCATCATATTCTTTGCCCGGTTATCGACGGCCATCAGGTAGTCTGTTATCAGATACCAGGCAAACGGGCTGTCATTGCCGAAATAGTCTTTATACTCATTCAGGAACTTGACATGATTACCCTTGCAACTGTATATCCATGACCATAGTCTTTGTACGGCGGCCTTATCCTCTGTGTCAGCGTCGCCCCACGTCTTGTCTGCTTTAAAACGGAATTCAAGACCTTCAGCAAACTGTTCCTCGGTAATATTGGCAGTACCGAACAGACACAACGGATGAGAGTTATTCAAGAACTCAATGCAGACACATTTATTACGCTGACCGTTCAGGGCTTCCGCATCATTAAAGCCCGCTATGCCCTCAAAACCATAAACGTTGTGGGATTCACTCTTTTCATTATTGAAATTGTATTTACCAAGGTAGATGTTCACACCGGAATCATCATTATCGTAGAAACAATCAATAGGATCACCATCGACACCGATACGGACGGAAGAATCAACCATTTGCGGTGGAGTCAGCCAACCACATTTCTTCCACACGTCATTGATCAGACGAACAGCACCGGTATTATGGGTACTTGATGAGTCGCTGAAGTCCGCTTTCAGGCAGAAGATCCCCACACGTTTTGCACCCGGTTTGAATGAATACATCAAGTCCGGAACATCTACGCCGCCAACCTCAAGGGTAGTACCGTATTTTTCAGAACGGAAGAAGTAGATACGATAGTTCTTGCGGGGATAAGTGGTGGAAGAAGTTCCCTGTATCCGGAGTCCGGCTTTACGGAGTATAAAGTCGTATTCCTTGCCGTACTTGCTGTAAAAATAGACATCGGCAACGACCTCAAACTTTTTGTTGTTGGTGGCGTTAACCAGGTTGACATCACCAACAATGCGCATCACGCTTTTTCCCTGGGCACGAAGTTTTTCTATGTCAACATCGGAGCCGGTATCATTCATCACGTCATTTTTCTGAAACAGCATGACCATTTCATCAGAGGTGGGACGATCCACCATGTAGTTAGTCAACTCTTCATCATCGGTCAAACCACGACGGTAGATACGAAGGTTGCGCAATTCGACATCGGCGGCATCAGAGGAAACAGTTATATTGACAGGTGATTCCTGCTTCATACTTTCAGTCTGTGCATACTGCTTGGCTCCGCACCGGATGCCGTTGACATACAATTCCATAAGCCGGTTACCCGACTTCTTGCCGATAACGAAAGCGATTTTGTAATTCATACCGGAAGCAAAGGGAGTATCAACCGAACTACCACCCGAAGCCGCGACCATAGCTTCCTGCGCGGTCATCTGAAAACCGATGCCGCCCGACATACAGGAGACGACAACGCCTTTGCGGTCAGTGATATTGCTACACTTCAATTCAAATTCATAGGTTCCGCCATTGGAAACGGCATCATCCGAGAACGGTTGTTTCATAATCTCGATGGCAGCACCATTGGATAGCAATAGGGAATCACCGGTCCAACCGTTACTATTCCAGTCGAAACCTGTGAATTTGGTTGTTACCTCGCCATCAGTCCAAACAGCCGGATTCTCTTCAGTATTGCTACGTCCGGCAGCCGAAAGTTTCAAATCAAGGTCGGCCTGTACCTCTTCGATATCAATAGAGGATTTTGCAACATCAACTAAGAAATCATATTCAGTGTTACCGCAAGAGAACCGCATTTCATACTCTCCCTGTTCGGTGAACCGGTTTGTGTAAACCTGAACTGTACGGGGCACACTTACTGTTTGTGTCTTAATACCATTGCAGGAAACAGACATTTCAGCAGGAGTCTTACCTGGATCATAAGCAACAAATTCGAACTGCAACTTCTCGTATTGGCCGACCTCAAGGCGGGGCGTCAAATGATCATCCGTAAAAATACGACCGTCGGGGAAACGGTGCATCATGCCGATGCAGGGAACGGAAGAACCCTCTTTGAATATATCCAGGTAAATACTTTCAGACCGGATTGTAAGATCGGCAGAAGCTTCCATTTCAGCAACCATTTGCACCGTATGCCTGCCGGGTAAAAGGTCAGACATCGAGATACTGAAGCTGCTGTTTGTTTGGCCGGACTTAGTGATCGTCTTGGAGTCTTTCTGAACACCATCCACATAAAGCATTACTACTTTGTTGCCGGTTCCGGAAATAGTGAATGGAATGGATGCTGTTGCGCCGGCTGCATAGCCGCCAACAGGAGAAGCAATATTATAAGTAGAACTCAAAGATAACGTAATAACCTTGACGGACGTGTATGCCTGCTTAGTCTGCTTCTTGCCTTCCGGATCGGTAGTCGTCGCCTTGACATAGATATCTGTTGTGCCTAAAAGCAAATATTTACTTAGATCAAGAGTGTACGTACCCTTAGATACATCATTGATCGTTTCCGTATAAACGGTTTGAGCACCACGAAGCATCTGTATGGTGAGCGTGGCTTTTTGCCCGGTAGATTCACCCTTGTCGTCTCCGGAGCTGTATTGATGATCGTAATAGTAGGTAAGAAGAGAAGAACCACCCTCTTTGATAATACTGTTGTCTACGGAAGCATTGAGGACAATCTTTGTTGCAGTACCGGTTTCACCACCTCCACCGCCAGTACCGCCCTGAAATTCCGTACTGGCTATTTCTGCGCCGGACTTGTTTTTCAAACTTAGCTTAACAGTATTATTATCCTCGTCAACCTCGGATTCGAGTGTGAAAACGGTATTGGCTTCAATCTCATTAAATTTAGCAGTTACAGGAGCGTTCTGAATGGCATTTGTTGAGTTGGCATCCAAACTTTCATCTGTTTGAGGAATTTCGACATTGAAAGATACACCGCCACTTTCATCCGGAGTATGCTTTTCACCGTTGAAAGTAATTTCTTTCACAGCTCCTGCACCACCGTATTCATTCCAAGCAGCCGGCTGATCGAAAGCTTTTATGTCGTTTGATTCAAAACGATAATCTTTCCATTTCCCGGCAGACTCCTCGAAAGTAATAATCATGCCGGGCTTCTCTTCATCCTTGACTTTAGCTCCGGAAACGGCTGTTACCGCTGTTTCTTTTGTATAGAAGCCAGTATTTAAAGGATGAAGTTTAGTTACGTTATAAAAGCCACTACCTGAACCGGAGCCACCGGAGATTTCTTCCCACTCACTCCACTTCTTACCTGTCATTTTACGTTGTTTCAACACACCACCGGTATAATACGTAGACAGGAAGATTTGGGTAATGGCATCATCCTCACCGTACCGGGACACAACTAAAATATCACTTGAATAAGTGTCTGCATCAGCCACAATATAGTAGCCGGAGTTAACAACAGAATCAATATCAGTATAAAGGACTGTATTGAAAAAATGAAGCATATCTATATTTGACAGATTCTTGTAGAAATCCTCTTCAGTACCCTTATACCCTTTACCTTTTGCATCTTCATAGGTATTAACCTCATTCCATGAGTCCGGTACATAATCACTGCCGACATATACATAAGTATGATATTTACCTACTTTATCTATGAATGAACATTTGATACCAATGTTCCTTAGCTCAATAGGAACGAGGTATATAGCCTTATCTAATGTGAATCTGTTTGTATTATCACTCGGATCGACATGATATAAAGACACATTATAGTCAGTAACGCTCGTTATTCTCCAACTACCCCACTTTCCGTTCTTTCGCTGTCTCTGATATACGAACCCACACTCATAGCGTATTTGTTCATAAATATTCTCATCAAGTATCGTAGTAGCCAAAAGACCTTTTATATCCTTGAATTCATTTCGTTCATCCTCATTATACCGATAAGTAAACAATCCGGCAGTACCAAATACCTCGTCTAAATCTCTTAGATCGTTCAAGAAATCCAAGTCAACAACAATACTACCACAAACATTTATGGCAGCCAATAGTTTTTTCAATTCTCCCCAAACAGAGCCATCATCACTTTTAGACGTCTCTTTTGTTCCAAGGGCTTCCTGTAATTTTGCTTCGGTTGACATCCATTTCCCCCAAGTTGTGTTACCACTGGAGACAACACCACTCCGGGACAAAGTAATAACCGGTCCTACAGTTACTTCAGTAGCCGTACTGTCATTCATTGCATCAAGTTGGATGCACGATGTAAACGACTGATAAACATTATTGAGTCCCAATCGCTCTACTTGAATGTTGAGAGGAATACTGGTAGAACCAGGCACAAACACACAACGGTAATTTCCAATAGAGGAATTACCCTCATATAAAGAATTGAGTTTTGATTTTAAGTTAGCAAGGGAATCAATCGTACCTAAACTTTTAAAAGGATCAGTAAGAGAGTCTGATTTAGTTGAAATACCACATATTCTTTTCAACAACTCGGTATCTCCGGCAGTAATATTCTTCTCTGCATCCGTAATACGATTCTTAAAATCCTCCAAGTCTTTATTAATATAAGCGGAAATAGCATCAGTCAGATCCTGAACTAATATTTTCCGCCCACCACTAATTTCGACATACATATCGTCAGACAAAGCTTTCACAGCGGTAAGTTGCTCTATAGTGAAACTATTTGTCTTTAACGCTTGCAGCACAAGGCTGACAATTTGCAGTTTCTCCGTTTCTGTCATAATTATTCTTTTAATGAATTATCTAATCATTATCGTAGACCCATGTTAGTTCAATGGTCATACCAACATTGTCTATATCACATTCATATACATTATCAAGATAAAGCTGAAATTCTTGCCAAGTATTTATATCTTTTGAAGATATCCCTTTCAGTATGCAAATTCCATCCCTACTGATTACATAACCTTCAATGAGATTACTATATGAGCCATTAGTGTATAAAATGGCACGTAAATTTATCGAGCCGTTATCCAAATTATCTTTCAAGCTATCAAGCCCTGTCACAACCAGTTTACCATACCCCTTTCTGTTAATATACTTGTTGTCTATATCAGTAGTTTTTATTGTGATTAAATCCCAATACGATTGTTCATCACCGCCCGAATGATGAATACTGTTCACTGTGATCATCGTATCACTGTTGATAGAAGTACCAGCATTTGGAGTGGCATTAGACATATTGATATAAGTTCCAATTTCTGCAATGGGCTTTTCCGTACCAAACTTGATACTACGGATATCTCCATCATCCGTCTTTCTATAAGTGTCACCTTGTACGCGCCTCATTGCAACCTGATTATTCCATTCCAAAACAGGATCAAGCGATTTTATCTGCTGTAACTGTTGATTGAAGATAAAACTTTTCAGTCCCTCGATTTCTTGATTCAATTCTGGAACGCCACCATCTTTTCTTGCATAACGCACACCATCAAAATAGACATAGTTACAGCAAAGAATTCGATTGAGAAAATCAGCAAACCACACAGGGCAACCGATGGAATTCCCTAACGTAAATATTTTCTGTGTAGCTTCACGGGAATACAGCTCTACAATATCACCATCAGCAGTCGTAAACTGTTCGTTGTCTACTGTGAATGACCAGTTATTATCCTTGAATCCACCTGGAGCACGGAAATCGAAGAAATATTGCATACTATCAATCCAAAAAACGCAATCAGTACGTTGCCGATTATCTTTCATCGAATACTGTATTACAGTAGTTTCACTAAGTTCAGCACTATCATTTGTGATTTTGAATATTTCACTCCACGAATTACCTACCAATACATCATAATAACCACTATTCAACCCTGTGATAATGTGAAAGTAGATCACCTGATTATCATTCATATTCCACGTATGCCATTCAATAGAATCCTGACGATCATTAATCAAATCTCGTATAATCAAGGCAGGTGCTGCATCTGATTTGTCACCTATCAACTCAATAAATATGATATCAGAGCTTGCAAATTTTTGAATGTATTTACTCTTCGCACCGAACCGATCCGTAGTAGGGTTAAAGAAGAGAGGGGTAAAAGGACTTATTTTTAACATAACATTTTAAACTTTAGAGATAGATTTCACTATAAGTTCATATTTCAAACCGTCAAACCGTTCTATTTGTCCGTCTGCTTCGCTCAAAAATCCCTTATATAAATACTCATCTTTAACAAGAGTAATTATACCATCCACAGGAGAAGGTATAACCTCATCATAGGTATTAAATCCTACTTTTCCACAAGTTGCCAACCTTTCAGTTATAACAAAATCATCTTTTAGTGCAATATTGTTAATTACGACATCACTATTACCATCGGAAGAAGTAAATTTAAGTCTATCGGCACTAATACCAATATACTTACTGTTTGCAAGCAGCATATCACGCTGATTGTACATCACGTTAAACATACTATTGGGGTTCAATACACCGCTAATACTCCACCCACTTCTAATAAGTTTATAGCACATCACCCCAGACACTAATATAGAATCAGTAGCACCAACAAAAAATACGTCATTATCACTTTCATTGTCGGTGGTATTCTTACCTCTCTTTTGGGCTAAGAACTCAATACCATAGGCATCTGCACGATAAGGACTAATAAGCTCCAGTTTATTATCAGTAATATCTACACCAGTCATGTATTCTGTTGTAAACCGGAATTCATCACGTCCGTTAATTGAATCATAATCCTGCTTGTCATAGCCGACACGAATAGACGAATAAATCAGCTTCTCATCAACAGAATAAGTAAAATCTGTATGATCGACTTCAAATTCTTTGATTACATTTGTACCAAACAGTGAATCTCTGTGAACGAACTGAACGATATTTCCATCAATTACAGGAACAAAACCGAACACAGCTTCCATCCAGTCAACAAACTTTGTATAAGAAGTATATAACTTCGCATCTGGTATGCCACGAATACTTTCAGCAGCTACTATAACACAATTATCAAGTCTGGAATCATAATTGCTTGCAATCTTACCGGTTATGCCCTCCTTGCCTCCATTGATACTTTCAAGCAAACAATTTAGTACTTTTGCAGGAGTTATTACATCTACAAATATAGGTTCTTGTTTACCAACAAACAACACCTTCAACACCTCATTATTTTCACTTTCAATCTCTTGATATAGTTTGATGTCTTGCGTTGTTGTCATTACAGCAAAGGATATTATCAAATCTGATTTTATAATAAATTCACGATTCAATGATATCTTATTTTTGCCATTTACTAATGGTTGATAGAATAAAACAGAAGTAGGTCCACCGTCAATTCGTATATTAGGAGTGCCTTCACCTGTAAACTCGGCATATATATCAAAGCTCATTTTTATATTAATATTTAAATCTGAACCAGATATATTTTTTAAAAAGTATTTCCCTTCAAAATCCTCAAATGCAATTATGCGTTTCCCAACATCGTATATATCAGTAATATCTTTTACAGTAATCTCTTGCTCAACTATAGAAATTGGTATCGTGTATATAGTTTGGGCTCCATGACCTGAAAATATATTTTCAACATAAGTCTTTCCATCCTTCTCAACTGTATCTCCAGTCATAATCCATTTTACCATATTTGAAATAGAAAGTCTATCATAATATAACTGATGTTCTGCTTTTATTTCATCTACAAGATACTCATATTGTGTCCCTTTATTAGCTTTAATAAGGGTAGCTGTACTATTATCAACTGTATTCATGGATATTGTATAACCCGAATTATCGAATGTACCAAAATCCAATTTACTACTGATAATAATATCATAAGTGTGCTGGTTAGTGATTTCGTATATAGCAATTTGAGCGTCTGCAAATAGATATTTTTCTACCCATTCATTGAGAAGTAGTTCATATGCTTCTCCCACAAACTCAAACTTAGATGTGAATGTTCTAATAACTCCTCCAAATCCGTCACGCTTAAGCGTACGTTTTATCTCATCCCAATTCCGGATACAAGATTTAGGAAGTTCATGCATGGTACCAGCTACTGTCAGAACATATTTGCAAAGCATTTTTATAGGGTTAAAACGTTCACGGGCAAATATAAAGAAAAAGCCAACCGGTTTCCCGATTGGCTAAATTCTTGAAAATGACGCTTTGCAAAAACAATACATAACTACCTGTCTTTCAACACCATCTCTATTCCAAGGAACAAAAACGACTTTTCGACATTCGCCAAGCTAATTTTTCCATTACCTTTTAAAAAGGCATTGAGAGAACTTCTATTTATATCCAAATGCCTGGCCAATTCAATCTGCTTTATTCCCCTTTTTTTGAGGGCCTCAATTATAATTTCACGTATCATAAATAGTATTTTGAGACAAATATATGATTCTTGAACGACAATTCGCCCCAGTTGTGGGGCAAATGTCTAACCTCTTTCAGATTTTTGTTTCCAAAGGCACATTCTCAAAGGGTTCGCATCGAAAACTAAGCCATGCGCATTTATTTTTATTCTCCTAACAAATAAACAATATTTTCATCAATGGATATTTCACCTATTGCATCGTTTGAGTGATCAGCACTTAACAGTCGAACTTCTTTTGATTTATCTTCAATTTGAATCAGCTTATTTATTAGCTCTTGTACTATCATTATTAAATTCCTCCCTTATTTATTATGCTAATCAAGTTGTTTATAACTAAATATTGGCATTTTTTTAGGCCGTGGACATTCTTTTAGGTAGTTTCTATCTTTTGCAATAACATCCCGCAAAGTGCTTTTCTTTAACGCTTTCTTTTGTTTTCGAGGAAGTCTTATTAATTTTTTGTACCCGTAAATACCACCTACAATATGCCACATAGTGAAATCAATTCTTAATCCTTCGTACATCATTGTTTATAGTTTTATTTGAACATTTTATGCAAAGATAAATAATAAGCGGTAAATCCAATGTAGAAAAGAACTAACTCCTACTTAGTAAGACTCGGTTTACCTCATTTTCTATTCTATAATACGGTCAATCCTTTCTTGCTCTTTTTTAACAAAATCATATAATTCCTTTTCAAAAGCTAGTTTGTGACCTTGGACTTGCCTTGATATTTCTGATTCAAAAATGTTCATTACATCCTTGGCTATATCTACTATATTTGTTCTTTGTTTATGAATACCCTCTATTATCAATTTATAATTAGGATCTATCTTTTTACACTCTTCTTCCATCTGAGTTACTATATTTGCAATATTTACCTCCCGTTCCTCTGCCGTGAGTTTATCTTCAGATTCTAAAAACATATGTAGTAAGTTGATACATTTTACCCATAATCCATAAGTTTCTCTGGTTTTATTTAGGTAGACTAATAATGGATTCGCAACAGGATAGTTTTTTAGTTTTATTAGTTGAATCCTTAACCGGATATTATTCAATTGATCTTGATCTGCCATGCGGTCAATTTTACGTCTATCCTCTGTCGTAAATGTTTTATCTATCCACTTTGAAGAAAAGTCAAGAATATCAATAGGCTTCATGGAGTGACTAATATCTAAAATATTATTTACCATTTCATCAAGCCTTTTTTGTTCTTGTTCTCTACGAATTAATAAAACTTGAAGTTTGCGATTCTCTCTATTTTGTTTATTAGATACGCTTATAGACCTAAAAGCAATTATCATAGCAATTGCAGTTGCTATTGATCCTATAGCAGTCCAATCAATTGTATATAAATCAACATTCATCATATTATAGTGTTCATTTGAATTTATTTCCATAGTAGTTTCTATTTCATATTTCTACCGTATAAGTCAAGAAACTGTATAAGGAGCTTATTACAAACACAAAGGTAACAATTTAAGAGAATAATGTAGAATTATCGTTTTTATTTATTTCATTTCTAATTTGTCTCAAATTATTTTTTTATCTTTGTGGCACATATAAATATATTTTCTATGAAAAAGATTATCGATTTTTTTAAAAGATTAAATCCATACTATGACCCATATGAATTTTGTGGTCCAGAAGAACGAGTAAGGGAACTTCGCCAAAGAGACTCTGAGATGAGAACTCACTTTCTTTCATTATTAGCTATATTGATTTCCCTTATAGCATTATTTATATCTATAAAATAACTGCACATTTTCCTCTTAATCTTAATTTTCCTCATAATTTTATTGATTTGAATTGAATTATAGTAGCCCGAAGGCTACTGGATATTTTTATACATCTTACATTTACGGAGTTCCATTGGCACAAACGTAAGAAGATATGCCCGAACACTTTCTTTTTGACTTAGCATTAAATTGTAATTGTACTTTTTACGCTTCTGCCAATCCGTAAGTGTGCCATTTCTCATTGCTAGTACCTTGCTTAATCCAAGATTCCGAAGCTTAAAGGTATCAAGAATAGCTGTAGATATGTGGATATTTACATCAACCATATTAGTACATGACTGAATAGCTTTGATTGACTGCCATGCTCTTTTATCGACTTTATTTGTTATTGTTCCCATTATATTCCTTTCTGGTTTGTTATTAGATATTTCCAAAATGGAAAACTCTGATTTATTTTAAAAATTAGGATTCTCTAAAGTTTCAGTGAGTTCCTCTTCAGTAATGCTCTCACAGATGTTTGAATCATCAATGTAAACATTATATCCAGTCTCATTGCGAGACACTTCCAATACACGAACTTCACCGGTTGGTGATTCTACTCTATAAATTGTTTTCATATTTTCTGAAATTAAAGGATTAGAACATACTGCCATTACACACAATAGCGTCACCGGCTATATAATCATCAGGAAAAATAGCTCTATTCATTAATGCAAGCCGGGTAGCCTCAACATTCAAGCCAAAATGGAATTTACCCTCTTCATTTATTATCATTATTTTATTAGAGCAAAGATCAATGACTTGAACATAGCCGTTTTCTAAACTCTGCACTTCTTTTAGGGTAAAGCAGTTCCCATTCACCGGAGAAATTTCAACTGTTTCTCCGGTGACTTTTAATAAAGTTGCTTTCATATGCTTACCCTTCTATGGTTAGTGTCAGGCAGATACTTTCAAGCATATCCCCCTTTTGCTTCTCCAGTTCAATACGGCTTGTTAGCTGCTGTAATTGTTGAGAAAGCATTTTTATATTCCCCATATTGCTCACTTGATTAGTATGAGTGTTGAGGCTGTTATGTGTATCACCTATGAGCTGATTAGCTTGTGCTATGAGGGTAGCAAGCTCTTGCCTGCTATCCTCTTTTCTCTTTAAGTAGTATTCTAATGGAGTCATATCAATACACGGTTACAAGGTTCTCAATTTTGAAGCTTCTAAACTCCTGCTTATCAACATCGAAGTAAGAGAAAGTCTTATAAGAAGGTTTTGTCATACGTTTACCCTTGTTTGTCGCACCTGCAGGCACATTTTTAAGAGTGCCGATAGCATAACGAATACTGCCATTCACTTTCTCATAGGCGAATTTAACTTCACCGCTTCTCATTCTTTTAGCAAGTCTGTAAAGCTCCCACGCTTTTAGCAGACAATATTTCCAACTCTTTTTTGTTGTTGAAAGGAGATGATGAGCATACTTCATCACTCTGGCTCTAAAATTAGACTTTGTTTCCATAATTCACTTTTTTTGGTTTGACTTTTATGTTATTTGGTATTGCAAATATAGTCATTTGTTAGGTAATAGCCTAACAAAATAGATATTTTTTTTCTTCAACATCCTTTTTCAAACCATTTTTAACGAATTAATAATCAAGTTCTTGATATAACATCTTCCGACCAAATGAAATGCGGCTTCGGACTGTTCCAGTCGGGACATTCAACAGTTCACTTATTTCGTCATAGGAATATCCCTGGGCACAATATATTAAGCTATCCATACAACATGTTTTTTGGGCACACCGGCGAATGGCAGACACAACATCATTAAACATTGCCAAATTAGAAGCATAATCAGAAGAAGCATTTTCAACTGCTGAATCATATCCAATAAAATGTATGAGAGAGTTTCTATTGTACTGCGTAATATAAGTATTCTGCATGACAGCAAGGCACCACGGTTTCAAAGGTTTTGATACATCGAACTTATCACGATTTATAAGCATTTTGTACACCGTGTCACCGGCTAAATCTTCTGCATCCTGCATAGATCGGCAGAATCTTTTCGCTACACGTAATATCCAGGGATATATTTCTGATACTTCCTTTTCAAAGTCCATTGTCAGCCCTCCTTATTAGGTGTATCTTAGGTTCACCATTAATGCACCTTTCCACATATTCCCGATGCATTATGCTTTGTTCGTGCATTTCTTTAGCAGAACGCTCGATAGAACTAATGATAGTGCCTATGTCAGGGGGTAACGAGGCAATCATTTCTTTTACTGCGGATACTTCAAATGTTATCCGATCACACTTCGTTTCCAAGGTACGAAGTTCTGACAATAAAACATTGCATAAACGCTTATTTATGCAGTTTGCGTTGTTCTTTCTATTCATAAAAAAGGTCGTTTGTGATTCCTAAAAAGGAGTTACTAACGACCTTCGAAAAAATTCGATTGTAATTGAGATTTAATTAATTCTATATCAATATGAAATATAACATTTACGTCCTTTTCTTCTTCATGCTTATCTCTACATCTGCCTGATGGACGATGTTTGCATAAACAGCAGCATTTATGTTCCGGACATCAATATTCATTTTAAAAAAAGTCATAAGAAAAGCTATTTCAGCATCAAAAGAAGAACGTATCTGTTCCGGAGTAGCTTTTTCTTTCTTCTCATCAGAACGCATATCATCGCTTCTCTTTTGCTCAAATAAAGCAGATCGCAACAATTCTTCAACTTTAGACTTAACTTGTTCATCAGACATGGATTTCGTATCATATGATAACAAAGCCAAAGTCTCCCGGACATCTTCATAAGCATCAATAGCAATCAGAGAAATACAAACTTTAAAAAGCAAAACACGTGCCCTCTCTTTTATCATATCCTCACGATCAACTAACACAGATTTCAATCCGGACGGATTAGTTATCTTCTTGTACTCTATTATCAAATCAGATGAACGTTTCTTTAATTCCATCTCATTAATATCCTCATCTGGCGAAAGTAATACGGAGCAATCACCACATGAAAGCTCTATAAAATCATATAGAGATAATTGGTTCAATCTTTCAATCATAACCGGGAAAGCATATAATATTTATAATCACGGGCACACGCATCTTTATGTTGCTGCTTACCAATACTGCGTAGTTCATGACGTAAGCCCTTTATTTCATATTTCAAATCACTATAATCATTGAAAATAATAGGTTCACCAGTAGTATCCACTCCTACAAAGGTGGGAGAAAGAGAGGGAACGTCCCATTCCGGAACATCCCAATCAGGCAAATCAATAGAGCTCACATCCGGAAATACCTGTGCACCTTTAGGAAGATCCACAAGTGTAGGAGTATCGGGTGTCACCCATGCTTTACCGGCATACATGACAACCTCATGTTTACCAGCATCACCCACGAGCGCCTTACCGCCTGGATGAGCACCGTCTTTCGTTCCTTCAGCATAAGAAGGAATCGGTGTAGCGAGAATAGTTGCCACTTGAATAGCTCCCAATGCTCCTATCAAGATTGATAACGGGATATTGGGCAACGCTTCAGTAATAGCAAGTGCAGTCGCTATTCCAGCCTGGGCAATACTCGTTGCTTTCTCCCATACAGCTTGTTTATGAGCAATCTCTTGCTTTTTCTTTTCAAGCTCCTCATTCTTGGCTTCAGTAGCAGCTTTTGCAGAACGTTTACGGGCTTCGGCTTCCTCTTCCGATATGGCACCTTGTTCAGCCTGCTTCTCATAACGTTCTACATCTTTTTCATACTTCTCATCGTTTATATCCTGTTCCTCCTCTATTCGGTCAATCTGGCCGTCATAAACAGCACTGACAAGGCTGCCGATTGCACCAATAGCTTGAGATGCAGTCTGCAACCATTTTTTGAGATTCTTTTGACGTTCTTTCTGCGCCCTTTCATCTGCCTTGGTAACGCTATTGATAGCGGCAATCTCTGCTTCTGCTTCCTCTTCGGCAAGGTCAGCCTTTAATTTCTGCAACTGCTCGGCAATCTTAGCCCTATCATCCGCACTAAGGTTATCAGCTTGAAGCTCCAATTCTAAGGCATCAATAGCGGCTTCGGTAGTCTTTCGAGCATAATCAAGCCGTAACCGGTATTCCTCTGCTGCATATTCCTGCTGTGTAATTTGCTTAGAAGCTAGTTTCTTTTTCAACGCAAGCATATCCATGATGTGTTCTTCATCACGAATCTTTTGCTCATGAGCTGCATTTTCAGCGATCAATGAAATTTGATCGGAAGCATACTTCTCATACAACTCCTTTTTCTTCTTTGCATACTTTTCAGCAATGAGGAACACATCTTCACCAGTTTTCTCTGCTGCATCAATTTCACTCTCACGTTGAAGTTCCAACTGTTGAAGTTTTAAATCCAATTCCTCTTTAGAACCTTTTCTAACAACAGTAAGGGCGTTTTCAATATCCTTCTTTTCACGATCTGAATTATACTTGATGGAATATTCATCAAGAGCACGCTGCATCTCTTTAGCAAGATTCTTCCGGGTTGCAATCTCTTCCCTACTATATCCCTTAACAGCAGCTATCTTCTTAGAATACTCAATACCAATACGAGCAAGTTCTTTCTCTAATCCTTCATCCATAAGAGAAAGTTCTGATTCTTGGTAAGTCTGTTGGATTTTCAATTTCTCCTGTGCAGCTTTCTCCAATTCGCGTTTTTCCTTATCAGTAAGAGGTTTCTTGAAAGTACTTTCTGTATTTTCATCCTGATAGTCATTAGTGATTCCTTTTATCTGGTCCATCTTTTCTTTAAGACCAGCTATATAAGCAGTTTGTTGCTCTACCAGGGAAAAGGATTCATTAATATCATTAATCATTGTATTCGTAGCCTTTTGAATTCCAAGACCTTGTTTCCAAAAACTCCGATTGTTATATTCATCCCATTGCTTCTCATTGCGTTTGGTATAGAGTTGCAGCCTTGCTTCTTCTTGGGCTAATGCTCTCTCAAGTACCTTAAGTTGTTGTGCTCTTGCTTTTTCAAAAGCTTCTGCGCCATCGACACCCTCTTTCCGATAATGGAGGGCAACAGTATCTATACTTTCTAACTTCGATTTAACCCACTCCTTATCCTGTTTAGCAGCTTGCTGACCACTCCTTTCAGCATTAGCAAGTCTTTCCTTTGCAAGTTCTTCAGATGTAGCGATAACCTCACGCATTGAACGCACAAATCCTGTTAACTCACTGACAAGCCCAGCAATTGTACCTGTATCACGTCCTAACGTAATCATAAATGCTTCCCATGCAGAACTCAAATTATAGATTTCTCCTTTGACATTATCCCCCATTGTATGAGCCATACCTGCTAATTCTTCATCAACACCGGTTATTTGGTCACGTAATGGGACTATCTTATCTGCAGCAGTAAGGAAAGCATTGAAAGCAGCTACACTACGCTTATCGGTCATTTCAAGGGTACTATTCAAATCTACCCCCTGTTCTTTCAACTTTTGTAGTCCAGCGACTAATTCAGGCAACGTTTTTACAGACCCTCCCAGTGATTTTGCAAGTACACCATTCGTATCAGCAAGATTCAACAAAATATTACGTGTAGCAGTAGCAGACATAGAAGCATCAAAGCCGGCATCTGCAAGCTTTCCAACTAATGCCAAAGTATCTTCTATGGTAAAATTAAAAGCCTTAGCAACCGGGCCAACGATAGGTAACGCGGTAGCAAGATATGAGAATGATAATGCACTACGTGAAGTCGCAACAGCCATCGCAGATACGTAACGTTCAGTTTCCTTGGTGTCTGCATTAAACATTCTAAGAGCTGCACCAGACAAAGCCGCAGCATCCGATAATTCAGCACCAGTGGCCTGTGCAAATCGCAATACATATTCAGTTGCATCTAAAATTTCTTTTCGTGTAAATCCTAATTTTGCTAATTCGATTTGAAGTTCAGCAGCTTGAGAAGCCGTGTACTTAGTCGTTGCCCCCAATCTTTTAGAATCAAGAGTTAACTCTTTTATCTGGTCAGACGTAGTACCCAATATAGCAGCAAGCCGGCTATTAGCATACTCAAATTCAACAACGGAGCCTACACCCTCACGAAGTTGTGTAAAAAGCGCAACTACTCCATTAACAACAGCCTGTGCACCAACATACCCGGCAACCCACCCTTTGAGTCCTGCACCGACTTTACTTATTCCAGGAGCTAACTCACTTTGAAGCATCCTACCGGTATTACGCGCAATAATACCCATATTCTGCATTGAATTATTTCCGTTTTGTATCTCAATCCACGCAGCTTTTACTTCTTCCCGATACGCACCTACTGTCATCTTCTGCTGTGTGTACCTGTCGGAGTTACGTTTCACATAATCGGTATTAATACCTATTGTGGAGTTAAGGCGTGCAAGAGTCCGGATATAGTTCTCATCAGTATCTTTCAATACATCTACAGCCTTTTGAAGCTGTTTATTCATTTCTTTTGCTTGTGCCTTACTATGTACTTCCTGATTGGTTAGAGTGATAGCTGTCCGGATGAGCTTTAACCGTTCTTCCTCTGTCAATACAGTTTTCTTACGAGTACTATTACCTGCATTTTGAGCTTTGGTTAAGTTGGCTTCTGCTTTAGCACTTTTTTCTAAAGAAGAAGCATTATCAGCACTCGCCTTAGTAAGTTTCTTGATTTCAGCAGTGGAAAGCTTTTCTGCATTCAACTTTTCCTCTATACGTTTTGTCACAGTCTGGGATATTTCCGACTGTTTTCTAAGAGCTTCGGTCAATTCATTAGAAGCGGAACTCGCATTTTTAGATTGAGTAGTATATATAGAGCCTAACTTTTCAAGATCGGCAATTCCGTCCACATTAATCTTTAACCCTTTTGCAAGATCTTTGGCCGCATTGGCATACGTTGCCCTTACACGCTCAATAGTATTATCCAGTTCAACCAATGTCTGAATCTCACCATCCTTTACAAGTCCTTCTATTACTAATTCTGCCATAATTATAGGTAATGTCTATATTCGATAATCTTTCCTTTAATCTCATTCCCAACCTTATCAAAAGCATAGGTACCGTCCTCTTTTTGATAAACAACATACATACAGCCATCTAAAATAGCTGCTTTCTTCGCCAGTTCACTGATACGATCCAGTTCACTTTGCATTTTCTTTATCTCGCATCCACAAGCCATAGCCTACCGGTACCCACATTCAGAAAAGAAACGCTCTAACCATGGACGGAGATACATGATGTTGAAATACTCCTTTGCAGTATCTCCAACGCCAAGAACCTGCTCACCATACTTTCTTTCAATGGATGGCCCCTCTTTAAAACCTTTTGTTTCAAAACGTAATCCGGAATCTATTTTTTGCGCAAAAATGCTATCATAAAAAGTACCAGTGATAAAAAGGTTAGGAACCTCGACTGGGCGTGGTGGCAAATAAAGTATCTCTCCCCTAAGAGGTGGGGTTATCTTCTCTTTCCAATGTTTATACCTTTCTGCTTGATTTTGCCAGGGACCGGGTTCATTGAAATAGGTATCGTTGTCATAAGTGGGATTCAATAAATGTTCGGTACCATCTAAACCACTATATAACTGTTCCTGTATGCAATCAATAAGCACATTCTTATTTTCCTCCATACATTTGACACACTCTCCCTTAAACCCGGAAGCAATGGAATGAATCACGTCATAAACTTTATCGAAATCTGCCATATAATAGATAATGAAATGGGCCGGGCTGCAACTACACCCCAGCCCATTAGTTACTTAGTTATCGTATCGAACACATCAGAGAGCTTCTTCCGGCGCTTTTCTTCTTTTAAGTTTAGCCACACCACATTGATATGAGCTTCAATAAATTCTTCCTTCGTCATCTCCTTTACTACGGAATCAACGAACGTTACACCATCTGTTTTCATGCTACCTGCTCAATACCTCTAATTCCTTTTTCAAACAACACAGAAGGAGATTTCAACGAAGGAACAGCACCAGCTTTTGGGACAATGGTTATTACACCATCAGCATAAGAAGCAGAAGTTGTATTATTCATAACCTCGGCGGCACCATCAGCGATGAGACTTCCGAATTCTTCTGTACGATCGTAGCCACCAATCTTCTCGATAATTTTGTAGGCATTTTCCGCTTCTGTCTTTTCAAAAACGACATCAACCAAGCCCATCAAGAAGTTTTTAGGATTGAAATCTAACTGCACATAATCAAAATTCAACAGGCTTTCTTCTGCATCCTCATGAGCGAAACTTACTGTCATAGTTGATTTTGCACCACTTGTAGGGAAACGGGTTACAGTTGGATAAACAGAAGACATTGAAATGCCCGCCAACACATCTGTACCATCATTAAAGCCAATCAAGGTGTTATCTTGATTCCAAAAATAAACGTCCCACCCCTTGTTAGCACACCTCAAAAGTTGGGCATTCAAAACTTCGTCGAAACTCTTTAAAGTAAAGGTATCTGTAAGAGCATTAAGCCCGTTGTACTCACTTGCACCATAACCAGTCGCATTTACCTGTGGATCACCTCCATTCGAAGCATATTCCAGGAATGGGAAAATAGGATAAATACGATCCGGGCGGTCAGCATGGCATAATTCAAGTAACTTCTCACTTGTAATATCGGCAGGAAGTTTCACGCCATGTTCTACCATAATAGCACCTTTGACTTTCTTCCAGTCGATTTTACATGCAGAACTACCTGTATTCATCCGGCCACCTTTACATGTTCTAATCTTTCTCATTTTCTTCTACAATTAAGATTATTAATTTTTATTTCCATCGAGCGTATGTTTATGGCATCTATGGGCTCGCTCACAGCCTTACCGGAATCTGTATAGGCTCCGTATCTACCATACGAATAATTCTCTGAATAACTATGTTTCACTTTCTCGTCACAGTCGCAGTCGAACCGGAAATCTTCATATAATACTTCCAACAAACGTTTATAGATTGGACGGAGAATATTCTTGAAAGATGTAGTTCTACGTTCCTCATTACTCCACTCCTTACAGGATGAACAAACTATAATCAACGAAACCTTTGCCTTAGAAAAATAATTTGGATCACTTCTATCTTCATAAATTGGAGTAAAGAGTGCAACCAACGGGAACTTTTTTTCAGACTGACCAGGAGATTTACTGTATTCATCTAATATGTCCTTGATATATTGACTGCTACCAAAGATGTAATTCAATCTTGGTGACTTTACAATTTTTGCCCCACCTTTCCCATTGGGATAGAGAATTTCAAGACCTTCAGGAAGTTTTTTAACCACTTCTTCAAACAGCTCTGTTATATCTAAGTACATCATAAATTGAAAGTATTAATTGGAGTTAATAGATTCTTTTGAATCTTCAAACCAGTAAAAGGACAATCATCAGACATAGCCCATTCTACAAAGAGCCGATTCTTCTTCACCATGCTGTTCCAGACACTAACCTGTCTCTTGATCGGAGATATATACTCGTTAGCACATTTCAATCTTACAAGGCCGGTGATAGTAGCCTGTGTATTCATGTCGCGTAAAATGTGAAAGAACACATAATCGGCGAACGGTTCACTTAGCTTTTCACATAAAAGTGCATATCCGGATTGAGATTCATCTTCTTCCGAGATATCAACCTCATCTGAAGAATCCTCTTTTTCCTGTTCTATGATCTCCAAGTAATCAGTAATAGCTTGTGAAAGGCTAAAACCGACAGCAGAATGAAGAAATTCGGACTGAAATGCCTTGATATACCCGTTTATCACTTCATTTACAGCAAGAGAATTGGGTGAAGGCATTTCAGCAACCGAAGCGTTTTCTATGTGCCTGGGACCTGACGTAAAATATGAAACATCAATCAGCATAGCGATAGTTATTTAGCAGCCTTACCCTTTCCGGTCTTCTTTTCATCTTCCCCGGAAACGGCTTTATCATCAACAATTGCTACTTCCTTAGCATCTCCAACAGGCAATTCTTTCGAGTCGGCATCCGGAAGATTCTTGTTATCAGAAGGAACCAAGGCTTCAAGTTCTGCAATACGAGCTTTCATTGTATCACGTTCATCTGTCAGTTCAACAATAGCTTTATCTTTCTCCGTAATGGATTCAGTAAGTTCACCGATTTTCGCATCCTTCTCTGTGAGCATACATTCCAATGTCTTTCGAGCATCTTCTTCTGTAACAAGACCACACTCGGAAATAGGGGTGAATGAAACCACCCCTCTACCAATCCGAATGCGTTGCTCTTTAAGCACATTGGCTACATCCTTATCATTACCTCTAAGTATGTAATCCATAATATTACTTTTTAGTGATTGCTTCTTTCAGTTCAGCCAAATCTCCATAAGCAAATGCCCAAGGATTGTAAACAGGGAAAATCACCTCTTCACTGGCGATAAGAACTACCTCATTACACAACTTCGTTTCCACATCTTCAGCCCACTCTAACGCAAGATTAGTGTAGTCAACGATAGATGCCCCCATGTGCATATCACCAATAAAGTATTTACCGGGTAACATACCGGTACTCTCTACAATCGGACGGTTAGCAATATGCTTAACACCATTGACAACCTTGATAATGCCAAGGTTACGCCCAGTAGTATCCTTCTCTGATTCCATCGCATTAACATCTGATGGATTGAGAGTAATAGCATTGGGATAATACTGTGCATAGGTCATCACAGCAAATGCCGTCTTAATAACATCTTCCGAGTTAGGAGCTTCAATACTTTGGAAGAATGAGTTATTGACAGTAAATGTCATATTTGCAATGGCTGTTTCCTCACCGGCAAAAGCAACACCTTTCAACAAGATTTGACGGTCATTCATCTTGATAATAGGATTCGCTTTGTTCAAATCTGTCACAACAGCAGCATTGGCAAATGTAATAACCATACCATTGAGCATCAGATCGTACGGCTTTGTGAATTCAACAATTGTGTCTTTACCCCCATTATGGCTTTCGACAGACTTCACACTACCGGCTTCTCCCTTAATGATAGTATCTTTGATGATACTTTCAACTGGAAGTACTCCAGTGTGATTAGTAATGCCTAACAGGTTCTCACCGTTCCCATCACCAAATAACATGTTCCAATCTTCAGCAAGCCATACAGCTTCCGGTAGCATATTCAGAATATAACTTCTGATGAAAACACGACTCTTCAACATACGCTTAGAAATTCTGATATGGGTACCAAGTCGTTTCGTACCTGTCTGAATTTCCTTCATTTTAATGCTTGATTCCGGTAAACGACCGTTTTCAGTAACGTACCGTGCATTCCTGTCGAAGTCATACACTTGTGTAAAGGCGAGCTGCGTATATGTAGGATCACCCTGCAAAGTCGTAATGACATTACGCATATGAATCTTCTGATTACTTACCTGGCTAACAACACGGTTCTGCTGTTGGGTAATCATGATTTCACCACTGTAATTGTCGGTCATGGATACAATATCTTTCAAGCTGAATCCCTCAAAAGAACCTGTTTTACGGCTGTGACCGGCTGCAAACTCCTTGAACTTCTCACTATCAAGCATTTCGCTCAATTTCTCGTCGAACTTATTGATAGTATCCATAGATAAGCCTTTTTGCTTCATTTTTTCAATGCTTTCTCCAAGACTCTTAACCTGGCCAACAAGTGTTTCATTGTCTTTAATCAGTTGAGCAAACTTCTCACCGTCATAAGACTTCAATAAGTTATTAATATCTCCAAACTGTTTAGTCACATCATCAGGCGTAACAACTCCTTCCAATGATTTGTTTACGACTTCACACATCATGCCGACGATGTTTTCCATGAATGTTTTTTGTTCTGCCGGCAGACCATCTGTTTTCAGATTAAAATCTGATACTGTAAATTTTTTAAGCATAAAATTTAAATTTTAAGTTATTTATTCTCGAAACAACTATTCAAACTCTTGAAATCGAATAAAGTGCCATTATCAGCGGCTTTAGACGTTACTTCATCGTTACCATTTTCTCCGTCATTCTTTTCTTGAGTGTCAACAGACGGCTCATTCTTTCCGGTAGTATCTTCAGAAGTGCTTTGTTGAATAGTATTCGAACGATATACTTTTCCCCAACAATGGGGACATCTTACATAATTCATAAGATCCTGCAAACTCTTTTGAGTGAATTCTTTCTCCTCTGCCTTTACAGAATCAATAAGAGAAATTACTTGAGTTCTAATCTCTGGAGTGAGCTTCTCCATTTCTTCTCTTACGATGTCCTGCGTTATCCATCTCTGATAATCGGCAGCGTAATCTAATACCTGTTGCGCAAAGGTATGCTCCGTTTCTGCATCATAATCAAATTGATAACCACAATGAGGACATGAGACAACGGTACCACCGTTGAGGCTCTTTAGCAATAAACTTAATTCCATATCGTAACCTTTTAAACGTTCATCACTATATCCATGCTGCAAGAACGCTTTTCGGACGAAATCAACAGCTTCCTTTACTTGATCGGCAGTAGCTGATTTAATATTCACAAGGAATGTTTGAGGATTACTTCCCCAACTTGTCAATGTAGAATATTCCATCATACGCCATTCAAGCACTTTACAAGGATCAGTCAAATCCCTTTTGATAGCTTTTACTCCGATAGAGTGTTCAAGGGTTCTTCCATTCTCTGCAAACAGCTTATAATCAGCTAAGGTGTCACGACCAATCTGTTTTTCAAGATTCAACTGGCCAACCATAACTAAATTACCCTCTGTTTCCTTACCACTCAATGGAACCCCCAACAATTGATCCGGACGGTGATTCAAGAACCAACGCATACGACCAATATTTTCCTTTAAAGTCTTGTTGAATGATCCGGGCATGGATACGTCTTTCTGTGAGTCCTTCACACCGATACCGTTCACCGCGACGGTAACGATACCCTTCTCATCAACATCATTTGCCTTTGTCTTGTACTGAAGGCTTTTGATTTTCTCTTCCATTTTCAACTTCACTTTTTGTGTTAAGACTAAATATTTGTTTAACTATCTCTCGTTCCTGGTCCGACATTTCAAATAATGTTTTGTCGAACATAGGTTCTTCAAATTTACTTTCACCGATTTGCGCCCTCCAATCATTGTAAGTTATCAATCCACTAAGGAACTGGTCTTTGCACCGGCTATTGATATTGGTCTTTACCTCTTCGGCTTCTTTCAATCCCTCTTGCAGACAATCCACATCGGAGAAATCACAATCCAAATAATATCCGCTTGATTCAAGTCCTAAAAATTGAGTAAACTCACGACAGAACTGTTTCGCAAATGGAATGATAACAGAGCTATAAACACTCTTCTCTGCTGTAGATTGATTGCTAAAAGTAGACTGGTCTTTGCGAGGAACTAACACAGCAGGAATACCATAAGCACCTGAAATACTAATTGCATCAGCAAGTGTTTCCTCAAACGGTTGCAATTCTGCAATAGTGAGATTGGTACGTACAAAACTCAATGGAATATCAGACAGCCCATATGGTAACTGGTCCTTACCTACTCCGAACTTACCGAAATGTTGTTGCAAAATTTCTTTCTTCTCATTATCAGTCATGGCAATGGGCCCGGATTCATCTTGTTTCATATTGATAAGAAATCCTAAGCCACCTCGTTTTACATAAATTACATTACGGGCTTCATATACAGCAATAAGGTTCGATATCGGTTTCATTTGTGACATAAGACGGCTTTGAGATTTCATAAATCCAAATCCAGAATAATAACTCACACACCCGTCTCTATCATGCCATACCTGATAAGCAGGAATATTCATTGTGCTCAAAGCGCCATAATTTAAACGATAACCTCTAATAATATCTTCTTGATCAGCTATACCAAACAATGGAATATTACTACCTAAAACAGGCAAGACTTCCATTGCATCAGCAGGAAGTACCCAGTAGTTAGAGCAATAACGCCATTTTTCTACATCAGTAAAACTATCAGACATTGCAGCACGTGTGAAACTATTGCCAAGACACAGTTTATATACGAAATGTTGATAGACATTTTGTTTCCATGTCATTAAACAATTAGGTCTAAGAAGTATCTGATTCAGATTCTTATTAGCCCAAACAACACTATCGTCCTTAACTTTCTTAAACTGAAAGTTAGCACTGGAAATACGAGAAGCGATGTAGTCAATTGGAAAAAAAACTTCCGGTACAGACTGAAAAAGCGTAAGAAAATTTTGAGAGCAAATATATGGAGAAGAAAATAACTCTTCAACAGTTATCTTTTTCCCTTCTGGAAGCTTCTTCTCTTCAACAGTCTCACTTACGACTTCTACATTAGTATCCTGTACAGTCTCTTCCTCTGACTTAGATTTTTTACGAAACCAACTCATTTATTTCTTATTTGAAACAAATGTAGGAATATGAATAACCGGTTTCTCAAAACACTAAAATCTTGAAAAATAAGAAATGTGTGAATTCAGTTATAACAAACTATATAACAACAAATTAAGCAGCAGATGATTCGGGAAACGATTTTATTATATGATATGCAAGACCGCTTAAAATAATGCTTGCACTTTTATTCTCACTATTTATGTTATAGTCCATCAGGTTAGTAATGAAATCACTGTAATCTTGAGATTCCTCTAACATCTTTGGTGATAGCAAAAAGTTATTTCTTATAAAATCAGAGGTAGCAGCTATTCGCTTATCCACGTCGGCAAACTCTTTCTTTACTCTTATTTCTGTATCTTTCACAAGTTCCCTCAACTCACGTACAGTCTGATAATAGGCAGATGAGCATTCAAAGAGACACGTATTAGCGTTGTGCTCTAAACATGCGGTCTTAATTTCCTCTATGGAAGATGTTTCTCTAAACAAGGCATCAATTAAATGCCACTTACCACCACAACGGGATACCTGAACAAGAACAAATGTGCCATCTACATTCGGCATGACATAAACAAGCCGCTGCGAGTAGACATTTTGTGCTTCCGGATTAAAGAAATCAAGCATACCCTTACCACCATAGAGATTTCTTTTTCGCCGGTTACTAAATTCTGTGTACTGTTCATTGCATAAATCTACTACAACATACCGGAATGTGTCGGATAGGTGCCCGTGTTCCTCGTAGCTCTGCAAAGTAGTTTTGTTCTTCACCTTAGTTTTGAGAATAGCACCGTTGGCGTCTTTCTGCACACTCATGTAATCCTCGATAGACACCGAACATGATTCGTCGATGTATATCTCTATGCCAGGAACAGTACAATCAAAGATAGCATTGATAAACTCACCGGTCATGGCAACACTTGGATTCTTATTGCCTACTTTATCCTCAATCTCAAATCCTTCTTTCTGTAAAGTGTCTATGAACAAGTCCATCCAGGAACGTTTCTCGTCATCAAAACTATTAGCGGATTTCGTTGAGGCGTCACCGTGTACGTATAGTTTGTCAGAGTATTGAATGGATTTCAGATACTTAGCTACGAGTTTAGAAGATTTCTTCACTGTGTTGTTCGGGCTTTCGGCGCATGTCTCATGAAACTGCCAAACTTTGGTACCGGTAGCGAAATCTACTTGCCAGTACGACACACTGATATAAGGCAGTACATTGTTATCGACTGATATATGAATAGGCAGCCCCGGGACATATTTATTTTCACCGGAATGTTTGCCACGATTGAAGGAACCGAAGAACTCGCTACCGGTACGAATAACACCCCACTCTCCCAATGCGTACACATTATAATAATCCGGATCGTGAACCCTATCATATTCAAAGTCGGCCACACATTGCTCATCATAGAAACCATACGTACCGTCAGGACTACCGACCACCCAAAAATTATTCAGGTAGGTAGATTGGATAATAACTGTATTTGAGTCCTGTTCCTCGATTTGCTTTGTACGAGGATTAAGTATTTGCCGAGGCGCATTCTTCTTTACGGATTTAACCTTAGTAAGTTCTTCCGGTAACTCTTTACCGGCAATAGTTACAGACATCGGCACATCATGCCATTTGTCTTTGTCTATGAACTCTTTCTTTATCCAGTGGCTCTCACTGATCGGGTTAAAGGTACAAATAATCTGCTGGCCTTTCTTACCACGCAAACGCTTACGTAGCTGCTTGAAATCCGGATGCTCGAACTCTGACCATTCCTCTAACTGAACACGCTTATAGTTGGAGATACCTTTTATCTTCTCCGGATCGTCAAGACCGGAGAAATCTATCTTAGCTCCATTAACCAGACATTTAATAGTATTCTGTTGGAACTTGAACAAATGGGATATGCCAAGACCGGCCGCAGCGACTTTATAATCTTCATAAATGGTTTTGAGTATAGAAGCTCCTACCTTACGCATGACAAGAGTGTTCTCACCGTCCTGTAATGTCTGTATCAGTATAGTTTGTGCAACACTGTACGATTTACCGGAAGATGAGCCACCATACAAGATAATGAAACGGATAGTCTCATCATTCAAGTACTTCAATAGATAGAATCCATTCGGATTTAGCTTCTTATAATTTATAACCATATTGTTCTAAAAGTAAGGTTTCTCCGCAGGGAAAATACAGGATTTTGCAGTTCAAATTGTTCTATTCTTCCGAATCTCCATTTTCATCAAAGCCGATACGAAGTTCACCGATTTTATTTCCCTCACCACCTTTGATGTTAACATTCTTATCAGCTTCCCAACCATTCCAGGCACCAAGTATCCGGGCAGCTTCTGTCTTACCGTTGAACTCATAGGTAACTTCTCCTCTCTTATTCTGTATCTTCTTCAATGCGTTACGGGCACGTTTGGGAAGTTGGGAAGGAGTTCTCATTTTTGTTTTCCCGGTTGCGGGGTCAACAAAATGAAGATCATCGGGATCGGCAAGCACTATATCCATTAGCACCTTCTCAACAGTTTTCCTCTCTACTTCAGACTCTTTCGCTCTCTGCGCCTTAATCTCATTTATCCTTGTACTGACCTTGCTATTTGCTAATAGTCTACTGGCAGCACTCCAAATCGTTTCAGGCTTCATGTTGGCAGTATTATAAGACATTCGATATGCTTCACTTGCATTACCTTCTGTATCAACGTAATATTTACAGAATTTCTCTTGCTTAAATGTTAATGTTCTATCTTCATTTCCCATATCAATGATTGTTTATTCCTACGAGAAAAAGAAGCTGCTCACTGTCTTTCAATAACTCATAGGTGGCAAGTAATGTACTGCCAGTTGTTAGTATGTCATCGTACACTATTATCTTCTTTTCCCTTATCGGACGAAGAAGAAAGAATTCCGGGTTCAATCTATCTTTAGTCAGGCATTGAATTGCATTCTCATAGAATGGTATTTTCACCGCCCCCGCTATTTTCGCGCAGATAGAGGTTGCAAAATGAAAGCCCTCGTAGTGTCTCCGTCGCGGTGTGGTGACTATACACCATCCTTCGTATCCCCCTACAATAAAACGGTGGAGAAACTCACACGCTCTCTCTGCAAAGAATGATGCGAGTTCCTCCGACTGTTTGATTTCTGAAAAGCTGGTACCAGTCTTGGAACGGGCGAACTGGGAGATGTAATAGATATCACCCTTTTTATGAAGTGATACCTTTTCTTTCAGATCACATAACCGTTCCTGATGAGACCAGCTCTTACATTTCACCGCTTCCGGCTTATCCCAGTCATCAATACGACATATCTTTCCCTTTCCTTTCATCAAAGATCTTCTTTACTCCGTCCTCGACAGATGTGTAAGACAAAGGTACTAAATAGATATCCCGGTTCACCGACTGCTCCAAATTGTCAAAATCCCGTTTTTCATTAATTAGCTCAATTCCAAGCAGTTTATAGTATTTTACTAAAGTAGCAAAATACATCGTAGTCACCGGTTGTACATTACAGATGTTGATTAGCTGACGGTTACATCCTATCGCATAGATAAGACCTTCGACAACATCATCCATATAAGTAAAGCACCGGATATTCTGACCGCAATTGTATAATGACACCTTTTCCTCATTAAGCAGGAACCAGAGAAGAGTTCTTTCACGTGGGTTTGGTGAATATACATTATGCAGCCGGCATCCGGTAGCAGTCTTACAATAGACAGATGCGTACTGCTCATCAAAATACTTACTTATTCCATACATGGAAGTAGTATTCTCCGGATTCGCTGTTGACGAACTGGCATACACTAACTTTACATGATACTGGTTACAGGCATCAGCAACTCGCATGAAGGTATCAATGTTATCTTTCCTGATTTGTTCCAGGTTTCCATTAAACACGCTTGTTTGTGCCGCTAAATGGAACACACAATCAATATCCTCATTCTTTAGATACTCGCATACTTTCGTAGCTTCAGTACCGCACTTTCGGTCAAGTCCTATGACTTCAATACCTCTTTTTACTAATTCTCGGCAAAGGGTTTTACCTATAAAACCCTCACTGCCAGTTACAATCATTTTTCTCATCATCACAAAAAAATAAAGGTGTATCGAATAAACAATACACCAAAGGTTCAACAATTATATAAATTTCAGTTCTTATTATTACAATCTTTCCTTACCTTTGCAATATGAATAAAGACAGAAAAAGAGTTCTGATAATAGGTAACGGATTTGACCTTTGTTTAGGCAGAAAGACTTCATACAAGGACTTTTGCCAATCTGAATTTTGTCCTAAAGACTACCCATCTCCTTTAATCAAACATTTAAATGACAAATGGAACGATAATTTAGATGCTGTAAAATGGTATGATTTGGAGAATGAGTTATACAATTATTATATAAGAATCAAAAACAATAATGGGCAAATAATAGACCTATACAACGATAAAGAAAGGAACGTTTTAGAACAAATTCAAGCAAATGGACCAGTCACAGAATTTTATGAATGTATAAAATCTAATGTAGACATTGTTAATAATCTGTTAAAAAACGGAATATTAATCTTGCCACGCTTTTCTTGTTATATCAGTTTCTCGCATGAAGATATATTAAATCCTCCTATTGAACGAGACCAAAAAGCCTTACAACTCATAAAAAATGGATTAATACAATATCTCATAAAAGTGCAACAAGAAACTATTAACGAAAATTCTATAGCTGCAATTGTCGCAAGAGCATTTATGCAGAATAAATCAAATGATCAAATTGTCATATATTCTTTTAACTACACGAGTTTTAGTGAAGTAGCTCCTAATTCCAGTTTTGCAATGGAGTTTAATGATACAATAAACTATGTACATGGATGTATCTTAGATGGAAATATTATATTAGGAACAAAAGATGAGAAAATTGCTCATAACTATGACTTCATACAAAAATCATTTGATTCTCAGTATAATCCTCCTGCTATGGTATATGATTTAATGGATGCTGATGATATTACAATATTTGGGCATTTATTAGGCATAAATGACAGCCAATATTTTAAAGCCTTTTTTGAAAGGCAATCTTCATCTACTAATCCTCAAAAGAAGAATATTACAATATTCACTAAAGACGCAAAATCAGAAATTGAGATAAAACGCTCACTACAAGAAATGACAAACTGGAATTTGACATCTTTATATGGATTGAATAATCTCCAAATAATTAAAACAGATGAATGTGCCAATACCCCAACCCTATTAAGAAAGTACATCAAAATGTATGTTGATAATGATGAAGATATTGGAAATATAATCCACAGCTAACCACTATGTTCGCAATAGATTATTATATCCTATTTATTTCATTACTATATACATTTGGAGATTTCATCATTTTTTTGTTTATTTGCAAAAACATCTAATAATATGAAACGATTCATAAACATTACCATATCTGTAATAACGCTCTTGGCTTTAATCATCATTTTAGTTATTGGGTTAGATATACAAAGTCTCAAATTAGGTTCATTTACAAATGCTCAAAATATAAATAGCATATTAATTAATTTATCATATAGTTATATCGCTGGAGCTTTTTTTTACTTTTTGGTAACAACTATACCTTTCTATTTGAGAAAAAGAAAAATTAATCTTGTCATCAAAGATAGAATAAATATTATTTCAAAAGGTACACAAACGATCATCTTTGCATATGATCCATCATCAATCAATTTAACGATTGAGCAAATTGAAAATGTGAATTTGGATAGAAATAATGAAAATGATTTATTGAATCTTTTTAAAAGATCAACGATTTTTGATATTTCAAATGTTGCGAAACAAGTTTTGCCAGAAACAAATACTAAAATTTTATTCACAATAAATCAATCATTGCAAATAATTGATAAAGCTATTGATGAAACACTTAACTATTTAGATTATCTTTCTGAAGAACAAATTATCCTATTGAATAATATAAAGAATTCAGCATTTAAGAATACGGTTTCTTCATCTACTGACAACGAATTTTATAAATATATGTTTAACCAGCCTCAAGTCGTTGATACTTTAGCAAAAGATTTCATTGTATTCTGGAAAGATGTAAAAAAACTAAATAGTATATCAAAATAATCAATATTATCTTTCAGGTATATTTTAATTATCTCTTTATCGATTTAAATAATAATTACATTTAAATCCTTTTCTTGGTGAGAAGTCTGCAAAATCGCAGGTCTTAAATATCTGATGCTTGTTAGCCCATTGTGCAATATCCTTTTCATATAAAGTAGGTTTGCGGTTATTATTAAAGTCCCGGTATGGCTGTACAAAAGGAGAAATTCCTAACTCTTTAAGCCTATTTAATCGATACATATCCTGTTCTACTGTAGAGTTAAAACCTACTAAGACATAACAAGACAAATTACGAGGCTTGATATATTTAGTAACTTCTCTCAACTTTTCTGTAAGGTCAATCTCCGGTAAATCCCATGCAATATGGATTCTTCTTTTCAATTTCAGCTTACTCAAATAAAATGCTTGCTCCTCATTCATGATCCTGACATCAACACCATGTAAATTGACCATCTGATTTTTCTTTTGCAGATAATTAATGGCATCTCTCCATTCGGGATTTGCAAAAAAATTGTTATCTAACACCTCGATCCATTCTCCTTTAGGATTCAACTCAACTGGTTCTACTGCCCGGATATATCCTTCTTTTTCACGAACCAAACAAAACGGACATTTACGGATGCAGCCCCGGCTAAAGAACTGAATAGAGAAAGGATACTGGGGATAAATGGAGTAATCCATCAACAAACTGTTTTCCACATCATCAGAAAGCCTGCTTGCAATGTCATACCCAGTACCGCCTTTCTCTATAATATCAGCTTGTAAGGTCAAGTAATTAAAATCAGGAGTGAAAGTAAATACTTTGCTTGCCATTACTTTATCATATTGACTGAAAGGGGTAGCCCATTCCACTTGGTCACCTCTCGCCTTATGATATGCAGATGCACGCATAAGAGCGAAGTTAGGGAAGTGATGACCGTCTACATCTACAATTCCAATGTTCATCATTTTTCTTATGAGAATTATTTATTCCGATTATTATATCTCCAAGCTCTGATAAACCACTTTGTTAATTCCCAAAGAACTCGTGGAGAAAATATAATCTTTCTAATTACATAGAATGGTATTATAGTTTCCATTGCTACGTAGTAGTTATCTTTAAACTTTCTATGCCTTGTACACGATTCTGCTAATTTCTTCTGGTTTAAATCAACCCAGCCATGATAATGTACACCGATAAAATTTTTGTGTAACCAAAATTCGGATAGTCTTTTTCGGTTCTTACAATCAGTTTGACATATAAAAAATCCCCATCCCATAATCATTCCTTTCTTATCTTGTTAGTCATTAATCAATAGTTCTAATTCAATTAATAATTCCCGTTTCGCCCAACGTCTTGCACGCATATTAGCAAGTTGATCTGTTCGTCGTTTGGCTTTCTTTGAAGCACGGGTATTGTAGGTATGATTGGGAAATTTATCATGACCAGGACAACATCCAAAATCCTGTCTTTTTATGCCTTCTTTCCTCATTCTTTTTCTTGTATTAAAAAATAACCTCTGTAAATTCATATGAACTAAGTGCATTTTCCAAACTATCGAAAGAGTCAAATTCTCTTTTAATGCGTCCAAACTGATATGAATACACTTCTTCACCTCGTTTACGCTCCATGCTAATAATATATCTGAAACCATCTTCCCGTGTAACTGTAACAGGATAACCTTCTGTTATATTATCAATTATCTTTTGTTCGTTTAAAATCACTTTATTCATAATTCCAAGTTATTGGTTTGACCCTTAATTCTTTACATCTATAAAGGTAATCGTTGTTGACAATTTTAACAAACAGAAACTTCGCCATTTTAACGCCATTTTCATTCGGTCTTTTTCTTCAACAATTCAAGTACAATTCTTTCCCCTTCTTTCATTCCATCATTCCATCAATGTACCCTTTTGCACGTTCACCGGCATTATATACTATAAAAGAGAGGATCAACAGAAACAGTCCGAGCGAACGATGCCAGTACGGAAGCTGAACTGTAAACGGTTTGATTGTTATAGACAAATGCCCTACATATAGCAGGAACACAAGCAAAATCACACATGAAACAATTGTTGTTTTCATATTAATCTGTAAATAAATTAAGTTGAGTTGTAAACTCGGGTTTATAAATTCTAAATTTACGCTTAAAGAAAGTCTCAAAGGCTGTTACAATTTCAGAGATGGTATTATCAGCAATGCCTAATAATTTATCATCGGCAACTATAAGAGACAAAGCCTTGTCAAGAGTCATTTTCTTCTCAATAAACAGGGAATACACCAAATATCTACGGGTATATTCCCCAACCTTGAGTGACTCAACTTCTTCAGGAGTGGCCTTTCTCTTATACAATACTTTATACCAATGTGTTTCAGCAGTACGAGCACGTTTTTGTCTCGGTAACAAGTCATAAAACACGGCAATTTCATTCTTTTGGATACACTTATGTTTTTTACGAACACCATACATCACATAAGGAGTATTCCAATCTGGATGAGTCTTTCGATATTCAAGCTCCAGCTCTCGATCAATAAGATCCTGCTCAAAATCCTGTTTCATTAACCATTCTTCAAACCAAGCAGCATATGCTTCTTCTCGATCATAATAATCTTTTCCATTTATACATAAGGGTATCATAATAACTATTTTTGTTGCATTTCACGTTTAAATCTTTCCTCTAAATCAAAAATGGTTTCTCCACTATTACGCCGATAAGGCCTATCAGTGTTTAGCTGAAGTTCTTTTAGCTTTTTCCAATACCATGGAAGGTACAAATACATATTCTTCAACTCCTTCAAGTTCTTATTTCCACAACACCAGCAACTCACACGATCAAGCAGTTCATATAGCCTTACTCCATCCTCATGCCAAACAAATCCTTTTGTGTAACAATACTGAAGCGCATCTGCTTCAGTAATGCCCCAATCACGAAGTGGTAAAACCCGATTAGGCCGATTTTCCTTTTCAAAGCGATGGGTCTCATCGGCAGCAATACCGACATAATCAATTCCATCTTTTGTGTGATCTTTCAACGCACGAAGTTTTTCACTCGTTCCCCACCGGCATGTTCCCCCACACCAACTATATCCTTTTTTATGGATAATATTGGTCCCTCTTTTCTTAACCGGCCTTTCAAACATTGTCCAAAGAAAAGGTTGCTCCGGATGCAGTTCTGTATATTTAATGCCAAGTTTTTTAAGAATTGGAAGAACAGCATCACGAGTGTTATAGATTGCCTGAAATTCCATACCTGTATCATAGAAAACGACTTCATCCAACTGATATCCTTTTTCTATTAGCATGAAAAGCATTGCCAAAGAATCCTTGCCAAAACTAACTGAAGCATAATATCTCATACAAGAAACTTATTATTAGGTGAGTCCTTTTTTTTGCTTTGCCCTCTCGCTATTAACCTGTGACATACACATACGGC